AAACTCTGGAAAGATTACATTCTCTTCTTCTCTAATTAGTTCACATAAATACTCTCTACGAAACTGTGGAGAGTTTAATCCACCCATTTCTTTAATAATTCTATCTACTTGATTTCCTTTTAAAAGAGGATTATCGTAAATTGTCTTTTTTGTTAAAGTGCTATTTAATTCAGCGTTTTCAATAAAACTATAAAAGTCATGATCTGAGTCAGTAGGAGGGGTTGAAGCTAATATAATTTTACCACCTGTGTGTGTTAGCGTTGGTAATAAAATAGACATAACAATGTGTTTTAAGTTATCACAAAATCCAGCTTCATCAACTAACACAAGATCTGATTTTTGACCCCTTAAACGCTCGTAGTGCTTGTTATCACTGCCAGCTAATTGGATTTGACTGTCATTTGAAAATGTATATGTAAATTTTTGACTGTTATAAACAGGTTTTAGATGATCGGGACAATCTTCTAATAATTCTTTAAAAATTGGTTCAAAGATACTTTCAGCATGTAACTTAGTA